AATATGGTTCAGCGGAGCCTTCACCTATGGACTTCCTGATTGGTTCGACACCAAGGACAGGAAGGATAGGGTACGGCTCATGGCAAAGCTCCTTGGAGCTGAGCCAGACTTGCAAACGCTATGGAATCTCATGCCCTGGAGCTGGGCCATAGATTGGTTCGTAGATGCAGGGGCCGTAATCAAGTCCCTGCAATCGCTGATCACCTATGGCACGGTTCTGCGTTATGGGTACGTCATGGAGAAGACTACCGTGACTGATACCTATTACGCGGGGGCGAGGATCCTTGACCCGGATCCTCTTTATGCGACGGCTTTTACGCCGCCGTACCCCACCGTTACCCCGATCATTCTTCGTACAACTACGAAGAAAAGGGTAAAGGCGAACCCCTTTGGGTTTGGCCTATCTTGGGATGGAATGTCGAACACCCAAAAGGCCATAGCCGCGGCTCTCGGTATAACCAGAGTCGTGAGGTAGGTCCACTGCCCACCAACGCACAAGGAGTACGTCGATGTTCACTGATCCGATTTCCCTCACACCGGGAGCGTCATTCGACGCTGGCGCGGTGAGTCTCCCCCGTGTTTCTCAGCAGGGGGCGATCTCCGTGTACCAGGCCGGACCGCTCTCGGTCAATGCGGGCAGTCTCCTGCGGGTTACCGCTTCCCACCAATACGGGAAGAGGATCCGCAGGGTCCTTCGCTGTGACTACAGCGACAATGCCGGGGCCACTCTGATCTCGGGAACGACTTCACCTCGTAGCATGTCTTGCTACGTCGTGTTTGACATTCCGAGCTCCGGGCAGTTCTCGGCAACGGACCAGTTGTCGCTCTTCAACGGCCTTAAGGGCACGTGGAGCGCGACAACGGACACTCTGATGAAGAAGGTCCTTGGCGGCGAAAGCTAGCCAAGCTTCTTCTCCTCCAGGTGTTATGGTCAGGAGTGCCATCGGCTTAGGACGTTAACCTCTATCAGGAGGCTACGTGAAAAGCCTAATTGTACTCTGGTCAACGATCGCCAACGAGTTGGCGGTCTGGTGTTGCACTAGCGCCCACCGTGACATTAACACTGTCACAGAGCGATCAAAGCACGAAGGTTTATCGTTTTTGACGATAACCCTCCCGACCTTTGCAAAAGACTTTGAATACTGTCTTGAGCAAGGGAAGGTGGACGACACTGTCTTCTTGTCTTTCAAGAAGAACAGGAGTCTCCCTGCATTCTTGCAGGGTTTCTCTCGTCTTGTCTTTGATCGCAATACGGGTGTCCTACTTGACGAGCCCAACGTTCACGCAATTCGAGCTATTCGACAGTTAACACTGTTGTTTAGCAAGATCTTGCTTGAATGCGAACCGCGTCGCATTGACGCGGCTTTCGACGAGTTCATCAAGTGTGAGCAGGAAGTCAAGGCCAGAATTGGCAAGGTTGATTTTACAGAATTCAACCATGTTCGTTCTGTCCTATTCGGATCTTTCTTCACGTCTATAGACCGTAAGATCTATGACGGTGAGGTAGATCCGAAACACGGACCAGGTGTTACGGCTGATCGCCTTTTGGGTAATCAGAAGTTTCACCAAGTTACATGGCCGTGTCGTCTCGAGAATTATTTTCCTTTCTGGAAAATGGTTCTGCCGAACTGGTCGTATTTTGACCAGATCTACGAGACTGACTTTCTCGAACCCGACGCAGAGATACCCGTGAAGGTTATCTCCGTGCCTAAAACGATGAAGACCCCACGAATCATAGCGGTAGAACCGACGGCTATGCAATATGCACAGCAGTCTGTTCTTAGCTTTTATCGTGATGCTCTTAAGGATAATTACCTCCTTAGGGGCTTTATCGGTCTTGATGACCAAACGCCTAACCAGCGTATGGCCAAGCAAGGATCGCTGAACGGCGATCTTGCGACACTCGATCTGAGTGAAGCATCCGATAGGGTTTCCATAGAGTCCGTAGTTAATCTACTAGGCAGACATCCCCACTTACGAGGGGCTGTTCTAGCCTGTAGAAGCACTCGGGCGCTCGTACCTAGCGGGGAGGTGTTAACCCTCGCTAAGTTCGCGTCTATGGGTTCAGCCCTCTGCTTTCCAATGGAGTCGGCTGTTTTTCTTACAGCCATCTTTGTTGGGATTCAGAAGGACTTAGGACACCGCGTTTCCCGGCATACCATTAGTCAGTATGCTGGGAGGGTGCGTGTCTTTGGGGACGATATTATTGTTCCCAAAGAACATGTGCGCTCCGTGATAGCTAGTCTTGAGTACTTCGGTCTCAAGATTAACAAACGCAAGAGCTTTTGGAATGGTAAATTCCGAGAGTCCTGCGGGAGGGAGTATTATGACGGATCGGACGTATCAATTGTCCGTTGCCGTCGAATTCTTCCCTCATCACGGAAGAACGTACAGGAGATCATTTCGGCTGTCTCTCTCAG